TCGCCCATTGACTCTGAAGGTCCAGAGCCAACCTGTTCAGCTTTCATATTTCTAACAGTGGAATTACATTCCCCAGTGAGATATTCACCACTAAGGAGAAGTCCCTTCCACGTCAACTTAAAGAGTCGTCCATCAGAGGTCGAAAGCACAATGTTCGAAAGGCAGATTCTCGAAGCATGCATAAGGTGTTTCCAAAACGGGGTCGGATCATTGCAAAGAGCAATTTTCAAATCAACCTCGAACTCCTTGTCCCATTCCTGATAAGAGAAATCAAATCCACTGACATCAGTACTGCATTGGAAATTTTCAGTGACATGTTTCCACATCCACTTATTCGTCTCCGCATCAAAGGAAATTCCGGGTTTATTTGGAACAGATTTCCAATTCTTGATGCCAAGGTCATGTATAAACTTCCGCATATACATTTGAATTAACTTATCAGCAATGGACACACTCATTATGATGCGATTCCTGCCTTCTTGAACCTTCGTTCTTTTATGTGGCTCATCTTTAACGAACATTCTTGAGGGGTCATTATAACCTTTCAAGATTCGCTCCTCCGCTGTCATGTCATAGAGGTCACTAAGAGAGACATCAGACAACAATTTGATTCGTCGTACACATATGTCAATCAAAAGCTCTTTATGATGATCAATGAGCTGTGCATTGGTTTTACCCAGAACAGCCCAAGGAAGTCCAGGGCTTGCATCACGATTAACGTGCTCCACTAGCCATTCCAGACGTTCTTTAATCAATTCAGCGTTGAATTCCTTGCAAGAGGGGTGCAGGTCGAAGCGAAGATATTTTGGAAGCATCCTCATCTTAATTTCTTCAAGATTGGTGGGGCGGTCCAACAACTTGTGTTTACCTGCCTGCAACACCAAGCTGGCGAGTTCTGCGTCCGCCGTTCTACGGGGCCAACAGAACTCAGCCAATCTTGAATCAATTTTGACTAGTTCTTTCCAATACGCATTTTCGACTCTGTCTTTAGATGCTATGAACTTTATTGAGCAATTACCAACATGAAGAAGATTATTAGAATACAAATAATTACAATGAAAAGAGAGATATTGACCAAAGATATCAATAATCCCGTTGGTCTCGGGAGAAATCAGTTTAAAGGAACCGTGGCAGATTCTTTCACCACCGGGCTCTTCTTCAAATTCTTTCGACGTCTAGCATTCCGACTAACTTTCTCCACACCAGGCTCCTCAGCCTTCTCAGGTTGGATCTTCACCTTCGGGGTTTGTTTAGGGTTTGCTTTAACAGTCTCATTCTCCTTAACAACGGCCTTAACATAATCAGCTAGAGGAACTCCCTTTTGCGCGGTTTGAGCTTTCTTAACAGAATTCGCAAAAGCGACCTTCTGTGAAGAACTCGCCTCAGCAACAAGGGCTATCTTCTCCAAAATAGCATTGAACTTGTCATCAACTTCTTTCTTAAACTCGTCCAAGTTCCTGCCCACGGTTTCTATAGGCTTCTCAGCTTTATAGAGTTCACCACAGGCAGCACATTTGATCGCCATCTTTTCATTCGAAGCATGACATTTCTTACAGACCCAGGGAGCTTCTTTAACTCGACCTTCTTCTGTGCCATAACCAATATAGTAAGTTTGATTGTCTTGGTGTGCAAGGCTCGTAATCGGTATCCTATCTCCATTCTTGTTATTCACATACATGTATGATGGTCCCTTTCCAGCCTTTATTCTCTCATTGGCGCGTTTTCTCATCCGCTCAAGTTTCGCATTCCAATCTTTCTCATTGTCAATATCATCCCAATCAGTATCACTCTCATCTTCATCTCGAGGATCCATGTCCTTATAGTAATCAGTTTCCTTGTGTCTCCAGAGGCAAGGAGGAATTGATGCAAAATTCGCACCTTCCCTCGTTTCTAAGTGCACACCTATAATCTCATGTCGAAGATTAAGGAGCGGAGCTCCACTAGCTCCTTTCATCGTTGAACACGTATGCTTAACGAGAAACGGAGCTTCCATCTTGACAGTTTTCCCGGTGCTATAGGCTTGTTTAACTTCTTCGCCAGTCTTAACGGTTTGATAAACAAATCCAACACTTTCTTGGCCTACTTTCGTGGCCATAGTACCTTTGGATATCTGCAACAAACTGAAAACAGCCTCCGTCGTAGAACAAATGACATAGTCAAGTTGGTCAACGGGACTATATGATTCAATGTTGAGATCAGCTAATCGGAATGGTATTGTGACTTCACCTCTCTTGAGGGACAAATTCAATTGACGATTGAATTCTATCACATGCGCTGCTGTAAGCACACACGGAAGTCCTTTATATTCTATTCTTGAAAACCATCCGACATGAGTCCCCTCAGCTAGGATCTCACCTTGAAACTTTGGGAACTTGTCGGTGCTCCAGAATTTCCCACCTGGCATTATTGCCTCTTTCTCACCCATTCCAATTGTAACAGGGTGCAAATAAGACATTTGTGCCACAGTCTTGTCTTGCGGACCGAAATAAATCTTCCTGTGACCATCTCTCAAGAACAGACCTCCTTCATCTGAACAAACATTTGAAGTAGTACTAGTTGTGAGCTTGATCTCTTCATCCACCTTGGTATACCGAAGATCCCATTTGAGTTTCATCCGCTGACACAATCTCCAGAGTGGTCTAAAGGGCGCGCTTGCACAAAATTTGATCATCCATCCAGCTCGGCACAACACTCGAAGAGCGGGCCAAACGACATAGATCAAAATTGAGAGCACTGCCATCAAAATTCCAAGACCGGCCAATGCTAAAATAACATGGCCAGCTTTTGTCCTCATGAGATGATCAACGGGATGTTCAATTGTATGAACTATCTCAACGATATCATCTTTCGCTGCGATGAGCGGAGCCATAAATGTTCCATTGCTCGAATCGTTACGTGTAACCAATTTTGTGAAAGCAGACAGGAAAAGCCATTCAGCGACAGCGAATCTCTTCATTCGATAATGTGAACTGAGATTCTGAATATGGAAATATTCATAGCTTATGGTTTCCGACACAGACGGTTTGATGACAATTGAACTGTTATGCTTCGTAATGGCACCATATGGAGGAACTATAAAGTCGGCCGGCCCATCATAAGGCGGCAACAACAAATTAGCTCCAACACTACGGGCAGGCATGGCGATCATCAACGCTGACAAAATTGCCATTGAAGTGACCAACCGACTACCAGGTGTCGCAGAACGTCCGGCATTTCCATATGCCAACAACGCAGCTGTGTTCTTCTTCACAGGAACCTTTCCACGAAAGTACTCGCTAGTTTGTTGTTCTCCAACTTCCATAGCTAGTTCTTCAACCTCTCGCTCCCAAGATTCCTTCGACACAAAATGCGGATTTTCTTCCCATCTGGTTGGAAACTTCCAATCCTTGGGGACATCCTTTGCAGGATGGCTTCCCTTGAATCGGTTGTTCCACCAGTGGTCGGACCAGCCCATTTCAGGTTGTTGCCTCATCGGGCGGCCCTCATAATCCACGCCAGGGGGGCCTTCAAGAAGCTTGCTTTTCAGCACGTCGACGACTGAATTCACACTGAACTCTTCATCGCTCTCCTCGGGCTCCCTCACATTGTCCTCACCTCTATCACCATCCTCATCCCAATCGTCCTCGATTTCTCGAAGCACATCTTGTTCTTCTTGGCGGTTGGTACCATCGGCTCGACTGACGTGAGCGTCAGACAACAAAACCAAACCTGGTTCCTCGTCCTCGCTCTCATCGGAATCAGAGACACTGGGGCGTTCATGATACCTCCCAGTGATCAACGCTTGGTAGCGGATCATCAAGGGCGTTATCTCTTGAACAAGCTCGCCTTGTCTCCATGACTCTTCACCGAAGAGGTCTCGAATGTCCGTGTCGTAGTTGGGGTCACTTCTATGCCTTTCAGCACAGGCTTCCCACGAACCATAACGGGCCAACCTCGTGACGTCATGAACCACACACCATCGAACATAAGAGCCATAGTTCGCCCACGGCTTCTCATATTGTGAACAATCTGACCCAACAGCAGCTCGAAAGCCGGGGTTGAAAACCATCTCAGTTGGAAACAATCTATTCTCGTCATCAAGTGACTGTTCGAAAGTTTCCATCCAAAACTCACAACCCTCTTGGGGATAGTTCGGTGTTGATTTAAATTCGTCATAGACCCTCTTAAACCAATAGTAGTAGTTTGAATCCTCAGATCCAAAACACCCATTTTCTTGAAGTATTGACATATTTGTATCGCTTGCAAGTAGTTACTCAGAAATATACCCCTTGC